GAACAACAAGAGTGGTTGGTCTATAGGTGTTAGATTTTTAGACAGCATTGACTCAGATACAGTACGAGGGAAATTAGATTTTATTCAGGAGCTTGACTGGGAGGCTATGGCTTCTGAAATAGTTTCTTATAAACTTAAACGTTGTTTAGACTTTAGACATGGAGGCGATTTAGAATTTAGACCGAGCGGTACTGCTAGAACTTTTGTTGCAAAGCGTTGCGAACGACTAAATAATTGTTTGTGGTCTGGGAAGCACACGTTAGAAATACTTTTGGATAACATAGACAATTTTAAGTGGCGTAGGTTAGGGAAAAAATCGCATAACGAAAGCAGTCGTATGAGATCAAAGAAAAAACATGCTCCGACTACGCGCAAGATTGAAGCTAGAGAGCTTACTAAAAAGCACCATTGGAATATTGTTAAATAGAAAACGAATAATACTAAGCACACACCCCTAAAGGTAGGATTCCTACCTTTCCCCTTAGCCCAGACTAATCATCTGGGCTTTTTTTTGACTTTACAAAGTCCAACCTCTTTGCTATGCTCTCTGTATGGCAGTCACCCCCGAAAAGAAAGTTAAGAATAGTGTAGTACGCTTACTTAAAGAACAAGGAGCGTATTACTTTTTCCCTGCAAGTTATGGTATGGGGCGAAGCGGTGTGCCTGATATAGTCTGCTGCTACCACGGAAATTTTATTGGAATAGAATGTAAAGCTGGTAAAAATAAACCCACTGCTTTACAGGAACGAGAACTAACTGCTATTGAAAAAGCAGGAGGTACAACTTTTATAATCAACGAAGAGAACATAGAGGCGCTCAACGAGCATTTAAAATCTTATGGACATACTAACAATTGACTTTGAAACTTACTATGCAAAAGACTACGGTCTAAACAAACTAACTACTGAAGAATATATAAGAGATACTAAGTTTGAAGTTATTGGCGTAGCCGTCAAAAAAATAGGGCAGGAACTATCATCGGGAAAAGCTAATGCGCCAGTATGGTTTTCAGGCAGTAAAAAACAAACAGCTAAATTTTTAGCCCAGTTTGATTGGGCAAACTCTATTGCGTTAGCACATAACGCTATGTTCGATATGGCTATACTTAATTGGCATTTCGACATCCGACCTAAAAAGATCGTAGATACACTGGCAATGGCAAGAGCTATTCATACTATAGAAGTAGGAGGAAGTCTTGCGGCGCTGTCAGAGTACTACGAACTAGGAGTCAAAGGTACAGAAGTCCACAGTGCCATAGGAAAAAAACGTTTAGACTTTACTCCCGAAGAATTAAAAGCCTACGGTGGGTACTGTATACAAGACGCAAACCTTACTTACAAGTTGTTTAACAAGCTAAAGAAAAACTTTCCTAACTTTGAACTCGCTTTGGTTGACCTTACTACGCGTATGTTTAGCGAACCTACTCTGGTGCTTAATAAAACTATACTTAACGATCATCTCAAAGAAGTTAAGGATGCTAAAGAAGCACTAATGGCAAAGGTTAAGCATGAGAAAACTAAATTAACAAGCAACCCTCAATTTGCTGAACTATTAGAAAGCTACGGCATAGAACCTCCACTAAAGATAAGTCCTACTACTGGTAAAGAAACTTACGCTTTTGCTAAGTCTGATGACGGACTCAAAGCACTACAAGAACACAGCAATCCAGAAGTCCAAGCCCTTGTAGCTGCTAGGCTCGGTGTAAGATCCACTATCGAAGAGAAACGAACCGAACGGTTCATTGCAATAGCAGGGCGCGGCACTTTGCCTATACCCTTGCGTTACTATGCAGCACATACCGGGCGATGGGGTGGGTCCGACAAAATTAACATGCAAAACTTACCACGCGGTTCTAAATTAAAATACGCTTTGTGCGCTCCAGATGGGTACAAGTTTGTTGACTGTGACTTGTCTCAAATCGAAGCTAGAACTTTAGCTTGGCTTGCAGAGGCCGACGACTTAGTAAAGGCGTTCGACAGAGGTGATGATGTGTATAAGATTATGGCTTCAGCTATCTACGATAAGCCTGAAGATGAGATAACAAAAGAAGAACGTTTTGTTGGTAAGACTACGATACTAGGCGCAGGGTACGGAATGGGAGCTGTAAAATTCAAAGCGCAGTTAAAAAATTTTGGAGTAGAACTAGAACAAGACGAGTGTGATCGTATTATAAAAGTCTATAGAAAAACTTACTCAGATATTCCACGTCTGTGGAGGGAAGCAGGTAAGGCACTCGATGCAATTATGAAAGATAAAAGTAGTACGTTCGGACGTCCCGACATACTTAAAGTTGATGGTACGAACGGTATACAAATGCCTAACGGTTTGTATATAAAGTATCCAGAGTTAAGGAAAGATAAAGACGAAGAGGGTAAGGTAGAGATCGTTTACAAAACCAGGAAAGGTAGAACCCTTGTAGATACTAGAATATACGGTGGTAAAGTCATTGAGAACGTGTGTCAGGGATTAGCTCGAATCGTAATCGGTGAGCAGTTGTTACGTGTAGCACAAAAGTACAAGGTTGTAATGACTGTGCATGATGCAATAGGGTGTATAGTACCAGAGGATGAAGTAGAAAAAGGTATGCGTCTAGTAGAAAAAGCTATGAAAATTAGACCCAAGTGGGCATTGGATTTGCCCCTTGACTGTGAAGGTGGGTTTGGAGCTTCATACGGTGAATGTTAATTTAGCAAGGGGGAAAGTTTTAACTGTTTTGTCTTTCCCCGAACCCCAGAGGGCGGTGGGTTGGTTAGCATTAGCCAATAACACCCTCAGTATACAACACTGGCCCTTATCACTTCTGTCGGGTGTTATAGATTTGCATCTACAGACGTTCTCTAGCTGGAGTGTGTATACCGGGTAAGCCACGCTACGGTTAGTCGTACTTCCTACCCGGAGTACGCATCAAATTTAAGGAGGAACTATGAAGAGACTAACCAAAGCAAGACTTAAAAGTGAACTGTTCGTACTCAAGCAGGACATACAAGACTTACGTCAAGCCGAGAAGATATGGGAAGGACTTCTGCTTAGTTGGCCTGATGACACTGACTACATTTTTGTTGACGAAGAAGGTGCCATTGAAAAAACTACTGGAGTACTACACTAATGACACTTATGTTAAATGCTTTAGAGAAACAAACCGGCGGTAACCACTACAAGGATATGGCTATACAACCGGCAGAGTATGCTGAGAAGAACGGCCTGTCATTGCTTGAAGGTAACATCGTTAAGTACGTTTCGCGTTGGAAGAAGAAGGGCGGTCTAACTGATCTGCAAAAGATCATACATTGTGCGGAACTCATTATAGAAATACATGAGGTCAAATGAAACTCACTGTAGAGCTAGACGAAGAAGATGTAGAAGAAGTTATACAACTTATGCACAGAGTTATACAAGCTGTAGAAAAGTTAGAAAATTACGTAGAGGAGAAGCAAGATGAGTGACCCATATGTGTTTAATTGTACTATAGTACGTGTAGTTGATGGAGATACCGTAGATGTCGATGTTGATTTGGGTTTTGGTTGTTGGGTACGTGGTAACAATGGTCGGATTCGTCTGTTTGGCATTGATGCTCCCGAATCTCGCGGAGGAACTGTGGAAACAAAAGCACATGGGCTTCTCGCAAAGAAGTTTGTGCAAGACTTCCTCAAAGTCGGAACGACGGCTACCTTAAGAACTTTAGATAAAGGTAAGTTTGGCCGGTACTTAGGCGACTTTAAAGTGTACGACAAGTGGCTAGGTAATGAACTTGTAAATAACTTTCTCGCTGTACCGTACTTAGGGCAAAGTAAAGATACTATTGCGGCACTGCACGAAGCTAACCGCCAACAACTAATTAAGCAAGGACTCCTATGACCGCTTGGAGTTACAGTAGTATAAGCACGTTCAAGCAATGCCCTAAAAAGTATTATCACTTGAAGGTGGCTAAAGATGTGAAGGACGTAAGTAGTTCTGCTATGTACTACGGTAACGAGGTGCATAGAGCTGCGGAACATTACGTCAAGAAAGGCACACCTATACCTACTAAGTTCAACTTTATTAAAAAGACTTTAGACTCGCTAAATAATATACAAGGTGAGAAACATTGTGAGATACGAATGGCTTTGGCTAAAGAAGAAGGTGACTATGTACCCACGACTTTCTTTGCTGACAACGTATGGTGGAGAGGTATAGCGGACTTACTTATAGTTGATGACGATAAAGCTTATCTAGTTGATTACAAGACAGGTAAAAGTGCTAAGTATGCGGACACCAAACAATTAGATTTACTGGCAGGGGCTACGTTCACACACTATCCAGGGATTAAAAGTATTAAGTCTGCTTTAGCATATGTAGTGAGTAAAGAATTTGTGCAAAAGAAACACACGTCAGACATGCGTAAGTCATACCTCACTGTGTTTGACGACGAACTAGAAAGACTAGACTCGGCAGAAGAGAACGAAGTGTGGAACGCTATTGACGGTCCACTGTGTGCGTACTGTCCGGTAACTAAATGTGAACATAATAGGAGGTGATAAATGAGTAAACAAAAGGTTAGGGGTATACCTCATTGGCGTAAGTTTAAAGAAGCGGCAAACGCATTGGAAAAATTCGGTGCAGAGTTCCCACCTTCACTTACTCATACTAAAGACTCTCTGAAAATGAATTCTATGCTTATAAAAAACGGTCCAAAATTTTATGTGCCCCAAATTAACGAAGTACTTAACATTGGTAAACAGAAAGAAGGCTATGTAGTGTTTGAAGACGATGAACTTATTAATTTGCCTTACCCCATAACGATATTGTTAAGTGAGTCATGGCTACGTACTGCACCCAGAGAAGAAGGCGCTCTCCATAACAGTTGGAAGATTTCTGTTTTTTGTCAACCAAACAAAAATGGTCCTATAGTGTGTACAAGTACAGTGTACGACCCTAATCGTAAAGTATGGGTAGGTTTGCCTATAGCAGTAGCGTTGAGCAAAGTCCCATTGCCAGTCGAAAAAGGGGTTGGTTATGGGTTGGGGCGTAGGTATTGGGGCGATCCTGCTACGCAAGAATTGCTAAAGCAAATGAAAGATGCGGGTCAAACTGAAGAAGAAGGCTTGCGTGATTTTGACGAAGACATTGCCGCTTTAATGTCTCTGATAAAATTATTATCTGTGCAGGGTATGGAAAGAGTTAAAGTAAAGATGCCTGACAAGTTGGTAAAAAAACACGCTAAACACAGTAATGACACTTCTGATTATTCTTACCATGTTCTTAAAATAGGTGGGGACATTTGGGACAGCCCCTATGTAATGGAGTCAAACCAGAATAGTGGTAAGCGTAGTCATTTACGGCGTGGGCACATACGACGGCTTGCACACAAGAATGTATGGGTACGTGCTTCTTTTATACAAGGTAGCAAAGAAGGCTTTGTAGAGAAAGAATACCATATAACTCAAATGTAAAGGAGGTAACATGCCTAAGAAACGAAACTACAAGAAAGAATATGAAAACTACCAAGGCACGGAAGAGCAAAAGAAGAACCGTGCAAAACGTAATGCTGCTCGACGCAAAGCTTCAAAAGATGGCAAAGTCAGTAAGGGCGACGGTAAAGACGTAGCACACAAGAAGGCTATATCTAAGGGTGGAAAGAACCCAGGCAATACTAAAGTAGAAGTAGCCGGTGCTAACCGTTCGTTCAAGCGTAACTCAAAAGGCAAGTTAGTCTCAGAGAAAAGCACTCGTGAGCGGAAAGCATAATGCAAGTAGTCGATGATAAGGCGATCATACTTAGAACTAAACGTCCGCATCTAGTCACTGAGGCTATCGAAAGATGTAAAGTCTTAAGCGAAGAAGATGGGATGTATAAAGTTGCAGTTAAGTGGGACTTAAAAGGAGCGCAAGCACTAGCAAAGTTGAAGGTTGAAGGTACACCTTCGCCCATTACACGCGACTACGAATGGACTGGTAAGCATGAACCCTTTGCCCACCAACGTGAAACTTCTGCTTTTCTTACACTACACAAGAAAGCTTTTTGTTTTAACGAGCAGGGTACAGGTAAAACTGCTAGTGTAATATGGGCAGTGGATTACTTGATGAACTTAAGACACCTCAAACGTGTACTTGTAATCTGCCCTCTGTCTATTATGAAATCAGCATGGCAGCAAGACTTATTTAAGTTTGCCATGCACCGCAGTTGTTCAGTTGC